ATTGTAATATTAGATGATACTTGGTATGTTAAACACTGGGGTCATTACTCTGGCAAAGGTGGTGCAGTTGTACCTTATCTTTTAAGCCGCGGGTTTAAAATTTTAGAAACAGAAGAACATCCTATTTATGGAACTATAATGGGTAAATTATGATAGAAAAGAAAAACGAAACCACATGGGTAATTACATTAGAAGAAGATCCAGAAACCGGAGATCTAGTTATGCCATTACCTGATGAGCTATTAAAATCTCAAGGGTGGAACATTGGTGATATTTTGACGTGGGATGTTGATAGCAAAACAGGTTCAGTTACTTTGAGTAAAAAAGACGAATCTGGAGAAATTAATTCTTGCATAAAGTAAAATATAATGTATAATACACAACTTAGTTGCCTTGCAACTAATATCATATTTTATAGGAGATGATATAATGTTTGACCTAAAAACAAAACAAGGAAAGTTGTTCAAAGCTCTCGTCCTTGACGGTGAGTCCCTAACCGCTAGCCAAATTCAGAAGCGTTTCAGCATTAGAAACCCACGTGCTACCGTTAGCGAAATTCGTTATGCTGGTTATCCAATTTATACTAACACCCGTAAAGCAGGTAACGGTGTTCGTGTAACAGAATACAAACATGGCAAAGCTAGCCGTAAAATTGTATCTGCAGGGTATAAGGCTATTGCAATGGGTCTTGTTGAATAATAGTAAAGTAGTGCTTCAAAAGCCCATCTTAGATGGGCTTTTTTTATGACAATATAAATATTTGTATGGGTGCCGAAATTTTCCATACAGTTTATAATTTAGAACGAGACATTAAAAAAACTTGGTGGATGGTAGATAAAATCCGCCAGAATGAAATTTATGCTCAAAACCTGTACGCTGCCTTTTGTAATAATTATTTTGCTCCAAAGGATACCTGGGCTTTACTAAAAAATATTACATGGAGTTGTACGTGGAGATATGCTGGAAATCTTGTAGCAGAAATACGAGAAAATGAAGATTACAGTTATTGGTATTGTTCTGGTGTTCATTTGTTGAACGAACAATATGTTCCAGAAAGTTTTATAGCACCAACTATAGAAAGAGATTTAGATAATTTAGGCTGGATAATCAAACCAGGTCTTCAACAAAGCAGTATCTAACTCTACTACATCAAAAGTTTGATCATTGACTGTAGTAAACTTTATCCCATTTTGTTGATTGTATAAACAATGCTCATATTGCGTTTGTAATAATGTTGGGTTATTACCAAAATAGTTAAATGAAAATTCTGTATGTCTGTAAATATCCGAGAATACTTGATACAATTTTATTTCTGTATCTGATACTGTTTCTTCTCTAAACCCTTCTCCTTGATTTGAATCCAGATAGGATTGTAAAGCTTGAACTAGAGCATTATATTTTTCTAAATTTTCAGGAGAAGCATCTTTATACCAAGGAATAGAATTATTGGGTCTAATAAGAGTTGATGTATAAGTAACCATGCAATTTGTCCTTAAAAATTTTACTTTATTTATAACTATGTTATACTAATATTTATACAATAACAAAACTCAAATATATTGATTTACGTTATTGACTTTTAACACTAACTAATGAATTCTCAATACGATCAGCTTGATACTGCTAGCTATGGTGGTGATGCTACTATTACTATCGACAGCGGTGCCAGTTATCCCATATATACTGCCGCCACAGATTATACCTGGTCAGGACCAAGTATCTCTCAAAACGGTGCCAAGATCCATGTGCAAGGCGATGCTGTATTTGAAGGTAATATTACCTGGCAAGATCGTGACATGAGAGAATGGTTTGAAAGTGTGGAATCCAGATTGGCCATATTGAAACCAAATCCCGACTTGGAAGCGGAATGGTCGGAATTGGCCGAGTTAAGAATGAAGTACGTTGAACTTGAACGAGATATACTAGCAAAGCAAAGGGTGTTTGATATTCTTAAAAAAAGTTAGAGCGGCATATCTATTTCATAGGTTGTTGCTATGCGTTTGACTAGATCAATTCTAGCTGCACCTAAATCTTTATCATGTAGTATAGTTTTTAAAATATCAAGTGCTACAATCATTGCTACTGCTTCTGTTTGTTTCTCACTATCTTTGGGTTGATATTTAGATACAGAATTAAATTTTTCTAGCAGTGATGCAATATGAGTTTTCATTTAAAAGGTCCGCTTAGGTGTCAAGTATTCTCTAAATTCACAACTACCTGTCACTTGTGTGCCTTTTAAAAACAAAGACTTCATGGCCGTTGCTAATTCAGTCCGACATTCAGTTTCGGATATATAGAAGTTTTGTACTGATCCACGATGATTGTATGGTGGTTCTGAACTTAAAACGATAATTAGTAATAACCACATGATATATTTATAGACATAAATGTAATTTTATGTTACAATACGTACATGACTAAAATACATATTCCGCACTATCGCGCACATGATGCTATTATATGGGCAAGCAAAGAATTTGGAACTGATGGTTATCAAGTCCAAAATTCTTTTCCTGGCAGCATGTATGAATTTAGATTTTATAAAGCAGATCAAGCCGCACTTTTTGCATTAAAATGGATATAATATGAAAATCGCAGTTTGCTCAGACCTCCACCTGGAGTTTGGAGACCTTAATTTAACTAACGACGAAAACGCCGATGTGTTGATTCTGGGCGGCGATATCTTTGTGGCCGAGGATGTTAAGAATTTTAGCACTATAGATAATCAAATAATGGCGGCTACTCCGTCTATGTTAGCTCGCGGCGAGCGTTATTATAATTTCTTAAAACGTTGCAGCGAAAGATTCCCTAAGGTAATTTTAATCATGGGCAATCACGAACACTACCATGGTGACTATGCTCTAACTGCTAATGTAATTTCAACCTTAGTTGGTGAATTTTCTAATATGCATTTTTTAGACAAAGAGTGGCGTATCATCAACGGTGTGTTGTTTTACGGTGGCACACTATGGACTGACATGAACGGCGAAGATCCAAAAACTTTGCGTGAAATTGCGTACATGATGAACGACTATCGTGGCGTTCGAAACTCTGCTAGGAAGGTGCAATATAAGGTACCTAGTCTGGACGAAAACAATCCCGATGGTTGGAATTATAAAGAACGTGATGCCAACTTTACGCCCGAGGATAGCGTAGTAGATCATAGAGCGTTTTTAAAAGGTCTTGATGAAGTACTTGCTTTGCATCCTGATCTCCCTACGGTTGTAGTTGGGCATCATGCACCTAGCAAGGCAAGTACGCATCCTAGATACAAAAATGAATTTCTAACTAATGGTGCATACAGTACTAACTTGGACAACTTTATCTTGAATCGCAGGCAAATTAAATTATGGACTCATGGTCATACTCACGAAGACTTTGATTACATGATTGGTACTACTCGTATTGTTTGTAACCCTCGTGGCTATGATGGCTATGAGGCTAGAGCAGACAATTTTCAACTTAAATATGTGGAGGTTTAAATGAGAGAACAACTGTTAGCAGCAGCAAGAGCATACTTTTCTAGCCAAATTGAAAAGCATCGTATGAATGTAGAGATTATGTTGAATAATCCAATTGCAATACATGATCATACAGATTGGATGGCGGCCATGGAAGCAGAAGTTGGCCAAATAGCCGAATACGAAGATAAACTATCAGCACTAGATTATTTTAGCGATGAAATCATTAGCACCTGAACAGCCAGCCGAAGGCATAATGAAAACCAATGATTGGGGCGATTCTAAAGTGTATAGAATTGCTTGCGATTGTGGTTCCAACGAACACAATCACGATCTTTGGGTAGAGGCCGATGATGTAAACATTACTGCTACCGTTTTTACAACTGTAAAGTCAAAATGGTGGAGTTGGAATCGTTGGCAGAAAATTTGGACTTTGCTCACTCGAGGCTATGTTGAATACGAAGCATCACTTATCATGAGTCGACAACAGGCTTTGAACTATGCAAAAACTCTAGAAAGTGCCCTACTAGATGTAGAACGATTTAGACAAAAGAGAAAAGAAAATGCGTAATCATTATTGGACAATTGGACCTTTTGCAGACTGGCTGCGTGGTACGCCAAGTCCTGGTGCCCTTACTCATCGAGGTTGGAAGAAATGGCGTGCTGAAGCCGAGTCACGGCATCCTGTTCGTTACTGGCTGGCCGAAGAAGGTCTTGATTATCTACAACGCTTTTTTTACTACATACCGGATAAGTTATATGATCTCAAATATTATATCAACAATCGTTGGATCACTAAAACCCACGCTCTTACTGCTCATTCAAGCGACATTCCTCGCGGCCAGTGGCGTGATGTTGGCAGCAGGTTTCTCCCATGTCTTTTTAATGAACTTAGAGACTTTGTTGAAGTGGAACTTGCTTGGTGGCACATAGCCTGGGAAAATTCTGAAGTTCGTAAAAAGTACAATCCTCCATTCTGGGCCACAGGTTGGTTCCGTTGGCGTACTTGGCGTTGCCCTGAAGCCGGTCTAGATAATCTTGAGTGGCAAATGGGTCTCACTAATGATTGGCTGGACGACGACCATCCTGACAGGCACCGGCCCAGTCGCCAGGCTGAAACTGCCGGTGAAATACTAGCACTTTACAAGTGGTGGACCGAAGTGTATCCTAATCGTCCTGATCCAATGGATGCTAGTGGTTGGTCAGACTTTTGCGAACAGCGTAGACAATCTGGGCGAGATTTCTTAGACTTTGAGGATCGCACAGATGAGGAGCGTGAACAAAGTCGTCGAGCACTAGACCTTTCAAATGAAATAGAAGATAAGTACAATAAGGAAGACGAAGAAATGATGATTCGTCTAATTAAAATTCGTCAATCACTTTGGACTTAATATGAGTTTTTTGGACATACTTGGTTGGGCAGTTTTCTTTTACTTACTATGGCAATTACTAGGGTCGTGGTTTTTTGTGCAGCAATTAAAACATAAAATAAACGATGCTGTTGAAGAAGCAGAAATGATACGAGAAGCAGAAAAGTCAATTCTTGCTATGCGGTTTGAGCACGTTGAAGAAAACGGACATTATGTAGTATTAGCTTATGGCAAAAACAATAAATTTTTAGGACAAGGAATTTCAGAAGAAGATGCAGCTAAAAACATTCAATTATACTATCCTTTCCATAAAATATTAATTGTAAATGATAAATCATCTGTAACAAAAATACTAGAACCACTTCAAACATCCAATGGATGAAGCACAAATTCAGCAAGATTTGGAGCACTGGCTGACAAATTTTGTAGAACAACCAAACCCACTCTTAAACAACTGGCCTCCTTGTCCCTATGCAAGGCAGGCTAGATTGTCCAATAAAATACTAACGGTATTTGATTCACCGTTGGAAATTGATCAATATGTCAATCAACTTGCGAATTACGAAGTTGTAGTGTTATGCTTTGATCATACCAAATTTTCAGCTAGTCAAATTGAGTTATTTACAAAACATGTAAATTCAATTTTAATGTTACATGACTGTGTAGTATTAGAAGATCATCCCGATTCAGAAGAATTTGTCAACGGAGTCAAAATGAATTTTGGAAAATGTGGACTGATGATTTTGCAGCGGCTAAGTAAATTAAACACCGCAGCAGATCAATTACGAGAAAAAGGATACTACACCACTTGGTCCGAAGAAAATTTAGATCAAGTTGTCAACTGGCGCTATGATTTATGCTAGAATTAATTTAAAAAAAACAAACTATACAACAGTTTTAGATTGGCATTATCTTAAAAATCCGGATATAGATACACTCAACACAATTTACAAACAATATTGCTTATATAAAAAATTTCAAAGTTTCATGCCTATTTTTGATAGTGAGTACACAGATCCTAACAATGATGTAATTGGTTATTTCAATAATGGAAAATTAGAAGCATTCAGTTTAATAAGAAGACACGATCCAATTAACGTTGAAGCTATACAATTTGCTTGGACTTACAATGATCCAAAATTAAGATTAGGTATTAATAGTTTAAAACAGGAATGCCAAATTTACAAAAGATTAGGATACGAATTTTTTTATTTAGGTGAAGCAGATGAATATAAAAAAGAAATTGATGGATTTGAAATAATTTAAGGAATTTAGAAATGTTTTCAGTTCATCAGCATTGGGATCCGTTAAAAACTTGTATAGTCGGCAGTTCTTATCCACCAAAGTTTTATGACTACATAAAAAATGATAAAATTAAAAAAGTATTTTATCGTATAGCAGAAGAGACAGAAGAAGACTATCAAACACTTATTGCAAAATTAAAATCTTTTGGTGTAGAAATATTTAGAACAGAAATTGATCCAGATTTTAGTGTTTATTTTAATGGACATAGTTTTTTACCTCCGCCTATGACTCCACGAGATCATACCGCCATGATTGGAAATGTTTGGTTTACAGCGGAAGATTCGCATTTTAAAAATCACTGGGAAGTAGTGCGCGGATCAGATTGGCCAGACTTACCAAAAAATAAATTAGAATTTGATGCTTTGCCTGATTTTATTAAAGAAGAATGTACAAACGAATTTGGCATTCATTCTTTTAACGATTTAATAATGAATAATGGTCTCGAACAAATTAACAACTTTATTCAGTACCAAGGAAATAAACTAAAAAAAGGTACATTTATTAACTCAGCTATGTGCAGTCGTGTAGGCAAAGATTTATATTTTGGAACAGACGAAAATGATAGAAACAAAAATCTTAAAGTTTTGAAACATAAATATTCTCAACTTTTTCCAAATTACAGATGTCATATAGTCGATAGTGAGGGTCATGCAGATAGTGTTTACTGTCCAGTTGTTCCAGGACTTATTATGTCAATAGTAGACATGCCTAGTTATCAAGATACATTTCCAGGTTGGGAAGTAGTTTATATAAAAAACGAAAGTTGGAACAAAGTAAAACCATTTCTAACACTTAAACAAAAAAATCAAGGAAAATGGTGGGTACCTGGAGAAGAACTAAATGATGATTTTACTAATTATGTAGAATCATGGATGAATCATTGGGTCGGGTATGTAGAAGAAACTGTATTTGATATTAATATGTTAGTAATTGACAAGAAAAATGTAATTTGTAATAATTACAACAAATTAGTATTTGATACTTTTTCAAGATACGGAATTACGCCACACATAGTAAACTTTAGACATCGTTATTTTTGGGATGGAGGTTTACATTGTATCACTAGCGATGTTCATAGAGAAGGCATAAGAGAAGACTTTTTTCCAGAAAGAGGTTAATGGACATCTATCATATATGGGCTGATAAAATAGACGGGATTAGCGACGTTGATTGGGTCACTAATATGCGCGACTTTTTGGAACATTTAGTTAAAGAAAATAAAATGGTCAGCTATAGAATTACTAGATGTAAAATGGGATTCCGTAGCATACAAGATTTACCTGAGTGGCATATAATGATGGAGTTTACAGGCATGGACCAATTAGAACGTGCGTTTCAACGTGTAGCCCCATTAGAAGGTGAACTAGAAGATAAACATCGCAGTTTCAATCAGTTTGTAGCTGATAACATACAGCACGCCTTATATAGAGACTGGCCGTAATGTTGCTATTTTAGCAACGGTTGACATAAAATCCTTTATTTGTTATAATATAATTCTGTAAAATTATTTAGGAGTTTACTATGAGTATGCATATGGAAGGTCCTTGGCTAAGCATGAATGGTAAACGCAAAGGCAAGAAAAAGTTTGCTTCTGCAGAACAAAAACAAAAGGCAGATACTTTAGAACGTGAATGGCAAGAATTAAAAAAGAAATGGGGCATAGAAGAAGAAAACAAACGGCGTAGTCGCGCTCTCAAGGCTAAAGTATATGTGCCACCTGTGCGCAACTACCGTGGGTCAGACAGTCCACGTGCTCCTAGTTTAGATAGTGGACATACTGGTGCAGTGACTCTTAAGCCTATACCACAATATACAGGTGACAAAATTGTAGGTATTGGCACTATGCACAAATCTAATGCTGTACCTATCTTTAGCAATGACGAAGCTAAAGATATTTCATCTATGCGTCGCTAAATACGCACTTTAAGGGAGATATGTGAGTAAGTCAGATTTAATTCGTATGAATGGCATAGTAGACGAATGTTTACCTAATGCTATGTTTAGAATAGTGCTAGAAAATAATCATAAAATTATTGCCACATTAGGTGGCAAAATGAGACAACATAATATACGTATATTAACAGGGGATACAGTAGAAGTAGAATTAAGTGCATATGACCTTACAAGAGGTCGAGTAGTATATCGCACTAAATAGTAATATGCAGGAAATTAGATCATTAATAAATTTACTAGAAGATTCTGGAAATGAAAAGTTAGAAAGGGTAAAATTACCTTATTCAGAATCTGGGTTAGCACCTGTTTTAAGTAAAGGCTCAATAGATTTACACTACGGCAAACTGTACAAAGGCTACGTAGATAGATATAATAAAAAAGAAGGTGATCGTTTGTTTAATGAATCAGGAGCCTTTTTACATAAAGTGTATTTCACACAATTTAGATCCCCTAGAAATGGTAACAGTCCTAAAGGAGCAAGTTTATCTTTAATCAATAGACACTTCGGTAATTTTGTAGATTTCAAAAAAGAAATTAAAGAAGCAGCAATGAAATTGCAAGGATCTAATTGGATTTATTTAAGTAGAGATGGTAAAATAAAAACAATCAAAAATCATCAAAAAAGAATAGATATTGCATTACTAATAGATTGGTGGGAACATGCTTGGACTACAGATTACGGAACTAATAAAGCGAAATATCTAGACAGCATTTGGCGAATAATTGATTGGGAAATAATAAATCGTAGAATTTACAGTGGGAAATTATGATAACTATAACAGAATCAGCACAACAAAAATTGTCAACATTGTTTGAAGAAGAAGGCAATCCTAGTCTAAAATTACGAACATTTGTGCAAGGTGGCGGCTGTTCGGGCATGCAGTACGGCTTTACTTTTGACGAAATTACCAATGAAGACGATTTTGAAATCGAAGCAGGAGAAATTAAAGTTTTAATAGATTCAATAAGTTGGCAATACCTAAACGATGCTACCATTGACTATAAAGAAGATACAATGGGTGCTAGTTTTACCATCAAAAATCCTCAAGCAGTAACTACCTGCGGCTGCGGAAGCAGTTTTAGTCCCTACTAGTCCGTACTCATTAAATAGCCCATTCCGCTAAATATAGCATATAAGGATGGGCAGAAATGAGTTTAGCTAACGTCAATATCGGATTGGCACCTGATGACAATACAGGTGACCCGTTACGCACAGCATTTAACAAAATCAACAATAATTTTGCTAATTTAGCCGGTATAAATGGTAATGCCAATGTAATTGTTTATGCCACAGGTAATGCTAATGTTACAGCAGTTTACAATCCAGGAGTTGAATCTGTAGCTGGACGTAAAGGTAATGTAATTTTAACAGTAAATGATGTAATAGGAGCAGTTAGTACTGGACAAGCAAATGTTTATGTACCTAGTAATCCAGCACATTGGGATCCTGTACCCAATACTATTTCGGCCGCGCTTAACCAATTAGCTGCAAGAATTTGGGATCTAGAAAACCCATAAATATATCATATGCGGGATTTATAAATGACTGTAACAGTAATCAATATCGGGAATAGTCCAAATGATGGTACTGGTGATACTATTAGAGACGCCTTTGATGGCCTTAATACCAGTTTAATAACTTTAGACAATCAAAACTATTTTAATTCTAAATTATTTAATAGTAATTTAATTAGTAATGACGTATTAACAATTACCTCATTGGTAAATGAAAACACAATTACAACAAATGTAATTAATGCTAATATAGTTAATACAGGTGGTATTTTAACACTAAGCAACACTACAGAAGCAACAAATAGTACATCGGGTGCCTTAGTAGTAGCAGGAGGAATAGGAGTCACTGGTAACGCTCATTTTGGATCAAACCTGTATGTAAGTGGAACTATTCTTGGAGTTATTGCAGCAGGCTCGTCATCATTTGTAGATATTGATAATACACCAATTGGTTTACTTATTCCTAGAGATGCAGGATTTGTAAATGTTAGTGCCACAGGAATAGTTACAATATCTAATACTAATGCAACAACGTCAAACACAACTGGTGCTCTAAGAGTTACTGGTGGTATCAGTACTGCTGCTAATTTATATGCTTCTAATAGTGTTGTAACAGGAAACGTAAGAACAGGATTCTTATCAGTATCTAATAGAGTAGTAGGAAGTTTGTATTTTACTGGTACAGATAATATTTTTATTAATGGTAGCCCTGTAGCTACATCTGCAGCATCATTTACAGGAGGTATTGTTCCTGGACAAGTAAGAATAACTTCTGGTATAGCATCTACAAGTTCTTCAACCGGTGCACTAATTGTTTCGGGCGGTACTGGTATTGGTGGAAATTTAAATGTTGCTGGAATATTGAATGCTGGTGGGCAACTGATTGATAGTCAGGGTATTCGTGTTTCGGATTCTGGTATATTTGCTAATAATACAATAACTGGTACATTAATTAATCCTGGACAACCAAATATAACTACCGTTGGTTCACTATTAGGCCTAACTATGGCCGGTAATTTAGAAGCAGGTCTATCAAATCAATACAGAATAGGATCTAGCCTATCTCCGTTCCTTAGAGTCTTTGCGTTCCAAGTGACTGCAACTTCAATTGACGGAACTCTAAATACTGCCTCACAACCACAGGTAACTAGCTTAGGA